TTGAACGACTTAATTGACTTGAAGCGAATTCGTCACCTGGTCTTGCTTGGAGAGGAACTACACTTCTCTCGGGCTGCGGAGCGAGCCCATCTTTCGCAGACGGCGTTCAGCCGTAGCATCCAATCGCTTGAAAAAGACCTAAGGGTGCGCCTGTTTGATCGGGACACCCGTTCAGTGACGCTGACATGCGCCGGTCACCAGCTCATTGCTCGGGCGCGCGAGATGCTGGCGTGCGCCGACAAGCTGGTCGCGGAGGCCAGCGATATCGCCGGGGGGCAGGGAGGTGAACTTAACTTCGGCGTCGGCATGATGACCGCCAATACCACTCTTCCCAACGTGCTGCTCGCCTTGCGCAAGAACGCACCCAAGCTGGTGGTAACGCCTGAGGTCAATTACTGGCATCACCTGGCCAACCAACTGGCACAGGAAGACATCGAGTTTGTCGTAGCGAGCGTGCGGGTCGAGCAGGGGGTGGACCCACGCTTTGATGTTCGGAGTTTGCCGCCACAACCGGCTTCTATCTTCTGTCGCCCCGAGCACCCACTGGCTCTACAGGTCGAGCCAGTGACGTATCAGCAGTTGCTCGCCTACCCGTGGGCTGCCGTGACCACGGACGACGTGCACGCCCGGGCGCTATTCGGAATGCCCTCGACGACGCTACTGCCGTGGACGTTGGTGTGCAATGAGCTGAACTGCCTGCGTCAGGCCACGCTGACTAGCGACGCCCTACTGCTCACTTGGCAATCTTGGCTAGCGCCTGATTTAGAGAGTGGGGTGCTGATAGATCTAATCCAAAAAATCCAGCCCGCGATCCCCAAACATCTGCGCTACATCCCGGAAACCATCGTGTTTCATGCCGGCCGCACGTTGTCACCCATCGCCAGAAAAACCATCGCACTGATTGTCGAAGAGGCAGAAAGACGCCTGCCTGTCATAACTCAGCCAGCGGTCATCTCAGACTACGGTCGAGTTCCATCTGAGCAAAAGAAGCGCTGACCAGCATGAGAACCGAACTTTCTCACTTTCCCCTCTGTTGTATACAGGGCTGGGGGGGGAGGCCGCTTTCGACCTGGATCAATCTGCTGGAGCAACCGCCTTTCCGGCTGGCGGTGGATGCCATGACTACGCACCACCATTATGCCAACTTCAGGATGTCAGCAGCCGCCATTTTGGTCTGGCTTTGAAGCCCTATTTGGGGGCGCGGCCAGGCGGCGTTTGCCGCCCATCCAAGGAATGACGGGTGTAGACATAAATAGCAAGACCGTTGCTGTATGGACAAACAGTTCTAGGCTCGCTCCGCTTTTTGCACGAAGCAGGAGCCTTGGCTGGACTTGCAGGGGCAATCTGCGGGAAAGGTGGCCGGGCTGGATGTTGACGCATCCTCCCCGGCCGCTCCTTTTACTTCGGTGTGGAAACTTCTTTTGCGTAAGCCTGACAGGCCCGCAGGGCGATCAATCCTTGGTCGCCGGCATCGGTGATTCCGATAATTCGTTGAGCATGCGCTGGGTCAAGTTCGGCTCTTGTGGTGCCATGAACCACGCGGCCGGTGGCGGTGGTGGTTGGCACTGAACAACTGCTGGTGGCATCGGTGGCGGCGAGTACGACTGACAGCCGCAGATCAGCAGTAGCCAGGCGATCACGCAGACGAGCCTGCTTGGTTTGCGCATTGATCAATTCCTTGTGGTGGGTTTCGTCTTTGGTCTGCAGGCGCTGTTCCAAGGCCAGGCGCTTTTCCTGCTCGGTACGCTGCAGGGCAGCAGACGCCTGGGATAACTTATTGAGGGTGTCCGCTTGCAGCCGGGCTTGGCGCTCCAGCACTCGGCCATAACGCCAGTCCTGGGCAGTCCAGGCCAACGCCGCAGATCCGGCGACCACCATCAACAACAGCACGCCGACGGCAGCGATGCGGAACTGCGCAGGGATCAGGTCGAAGAGACGCATAACACCGCCCTCGCCCTCGCCCACAGCTGCAGCCGTTCCTCCAGACCGTTCAGGCCGCCATTGATCCGGCGGGTGATGGTGTTGAACTGCTCCTGATCCGCGAGCGTATTCAGCCCGTTCACCGACCAGAACCACGCTGCCGACTCTGCCGCCCATTGCGGCTGCTCGAGCAGCTCCGGTGTGCGCAACAATCGCTCATCGCCGAACAGCGCCAGGCTGCAACGCAGGTAGTTATCGTGCCCGGTGACCTGGATCAACCCACGGCCACGGTAACGCTGACCGTCCCCATCGGCTTCCGGGGTATTGCCGAGCTTGGCCGCCAGAGAGCCGGTGTCGTATTTGCTGAGGTACTGATCGCTGCCCAGTTCGCGTACGTACTGCAGCTGACCCGATTCGTGTCCGACCTGGGCGAGGAATGCGGCCTGGCGCTTGGGTGTATCGATCTTCCTGTTGGTCATCGCTGCGTTTAAGGCAGATACAAAAACGCCCGCTTGGCGGCGGGCGTTGGGCATGATGCGTTGAAGTTGTTGCTCGGTGATGGGCATGACGCCTCCTGAGTTTATCGTTGCGGATCGGACAAGTGCGTTAAGCGATCACGGCACCGTCAGCACGGTGAGCGGCTTTTTCTCTTTCTTCCCTTTGGCCCTGGCTTTGCCTTTCTTACCGGCATTACACTCGACCGTGGTGGACCAGCCGGCCTGGGTGAATACCTGTTCCACCAAGTCCACGAGAAAGTCCCCATCCAATCCGTCCTTGAAGCCCTGCGCATTGATGTGGCGCTCGGCGAACAGGTCGGCGCGCCCCACCATCTCCAGTCGAACCGCTGCCGTAGAACGGTTGAACGCATTCAGCCGCGCCTTGGCAGCCTGTTCCGCTGCAGACTTGTTGGGATGGATATGTCGGTCGGTATGGACCGGCGGCATGCCTTCCGGCGCGTCATCGTTTCCTAGCTCCAGGGTCACCAGCTCGCCGCTCTTCTTGTTCTGGTAGCGCGTTTTGACGGCCTTTTGCGCGGTTCGGTCAGCGAAACGAAACTGCCAGCGGCTGACGTCGCTTTTCTTGATGGTGACCACACCTAGAGTTTTGCCACTCGCGCTTTGACCCGCCTGACGCTGCATCACCAGCAACTTGCCGTCAGCGACCTTGGCGGTGCAGTCGTATTGTTTGGACAGACGAGTGATGAAGTTGAAGTCGGACTCGCCTATCTGGTCGACCCGGGGCACTACCGTGGTGATGGAACAGACCGGTTGCCAGCCATTGCGAGCCGCCACGTCAGCGACGATCTGCGCGAGGGTGACGTTTTCCCAACTACCTGTGCGGGTAGTTTTGCCGGTTCCACGCATGTCGCTGGCTTTACCGCGAATCACGATGGTGTCCGGCGGGCCGGATGCTTCGACCTCATCCACGACATAGCGGCCGAGGCGCGTCAGACTGTTGCCGGCGTAGCCCAGGTAGATCTCAATGCCGGCACCACGCTTGGGCAGTGAAACCGAACCGTCGCGGTCATCGATACGCAACTCGAAGTCATCCGACTCCAAGCCAGGTTTATCGACGGTACGCAGGGACAGCAGGCGGTCGTTGATCAGGGCCGTTATATCGGTCCCGTCCGCGACAATTCTAAAAGTTGGTTTCATCTCGATACCCCAGAAACGACAAAGCCCCGCATTGCGGGGCTTTGTCATGAATGGGTGCTCAGTTGATGTCGAGCACCACCAGGCTGTCCTCTCGAACAGCAATACAGCTTTGACACACAGGGCAAGCGAACACGTCGGTCTTCGGCTCAATGACCATCGACTTGGTACACACAGCGCAGCTGCCGACCACCTGCGTTTCCCGGAAACCGAAGGTCTTCCACAGCGTGGCGACGACCACGCCCACTGCCAATATCCAGCCGACGATAGGGATGAAGGCCAAGAGGATCGCCCCCACGATGCCGAAGAAAATCCAATTCATCCTATAGCCCAACTCAGCCCAGATGCCCCGCTTAACCGTCCTTAACGCTGTTGATCTTTCCATAAGGCGTCCCGCGCTCAATCCAAAAATGGCGAGTCTATCGGCGACGAATCGTTGGGGCAATCAGCCCTCAATCCCATAGCTGCACCGTCTCATCCGTAATCGGTGGAAGGTCAGGGAAGACAATTAGCAGGCCGGCCTTGAGTGGCTGCGGCTGGTCGGCCAACCCTTGGTTGTTAGCCAGCACTGCCTCCACCGTACCGTTCAAGTGCCCGTAAAACTGATTGCACAAGGTATCCAGTACGTCGCCGTCAGACGTTCTGCAGGTCATCGCCATAACGTACAAACTCCAGAGTGAACACTTGTTTGCGCGGGATACCGCCCTGCAGCAGCGCGCTCTGCTCTTCATCGAGGTTCTTCAGGCACCAGGTGCCCAGCACTTCTCCGTAGCCGGTGGTAAGGGTCAGTGGCAGCAACTGGGCACCGATGCTGCGCAGGGTGTCCAGTTGCTTAAGTCCTCCCTTGAACCCGGGAAAGATTGAGCCTTTGAGTGTCATTTTCTCCTCGCCCATACCGATGGCCTGCTGCGCCGGCCGACGGCTGAGACGCTCTTGCGAGGCCCAGCGAAACTCCGTCTGCCGGCGTAACTCGTCGAAGGCCGCCGTATCCAGGTTGAAGTAATACGGTTGCGTGTTCGGTTTGAGCGGCTGGATGATCAACAGGTGTGGAAACGGTTTAACCGCTTCGGCGAGAGGCGTTTGCGACAGCCCCAGCGCTTCGGTCGGAAAAATGTTCGCCAGTTGCGGACTGACCTTGCCCGCCACCTGATTGATCGCAGCGCCCGCCTTAGCGGCTTGTTCCTTCAAAACACCCAGTCGCTCGTCAATCTGCGACGCCGCACGTGAAGCGCGGCTGTAAGTTTCCACCACGGCGCCGACCTTGGCCTGGGCCGCGCCAACGCCCCGCATCACCCGCTGCAGCTTTTCCCCGACACCGTCGGGAATGAACGGCACGTTTTCGAGTTCAGCCGCGGCACCCGTGATTTCGCTGATGGCACCATTTACCGGCCCAAGCATCCCTTCCAAACTCCGTCGGCCCGCCTCCCCTGCGCTGACCAAGTATTTGAAGCCGGACTGCATCTGCTCCAGGTACTCCATGGTCTCTCCTTATGTATGAGCATCGTCGTAAAGATTGCGCCTGGCTTCCTGCTGCGCGGCGTCACTGAGTGCGCGCTGCATCAAAGGCAGCAACTGCTGAACAAACTGCTGCGGATCCTTGGCATCTCCCTCGACCGTGACCGGCATGCTCAGCGAGTAGCTGAACTTCTGGTCGACCCGTGCCGGGTCTGGCTTGGGTGCAGCAGGCGTTTGAATAACCAGGTTCGCAGGTTTGGTAGCAGCAGGCGCCGCCAACGAGCGAGTCACGTCACCCAGCGCGGGTCCCATTGGCAGCATCATTGGAGCTGCTGGCTTCGGTGCTGACGCCGCGATTAGAGGCTGTCGACGGGTTTGAGAGTCGACAATACGGTTTACCGGCGCAGAAGCCGCCTGGATCAACGGCCTGGCAACAGGCGACACCGGAGCGACAGCCGTTCCAATATCTGGCACAGCAGGTGCAGCAGGTGCAGCAGGTGCAGCCTCGACCACTATGGCAGCGGGTTGCCGGGCAAAGCTGTTGGCCATAGTCGCCAGACTGGGTACAGCAGGGCCAGGTCGCGGTGCCAACAGCATCGGTGTAATCGGAGCGGCGGGCTCTTTGGGTTTGTCACTGCCAAACATCGACAATCCTGCCCAGCCGCCCAGTTGCTGCCCTCCCATACTGCCTAGGTAAGCACCCACCATGCCGCCGATGGCTGTGCCTATGATCGGCACCACCGAACCAATAGCTGCACCAGCAGCGGCGCCCGCCATAGTCCCAGCGAGGGTTCCAGCGGCTTCACCATAGCCTTGCGCCTTTTCGTCCTGAGTTTCAGCGGTAAGGTAGGTGTTTAGCACCATGCTGCCCGCCTCAACCAGGGAAGCGCCTGGAACTGCTTTGACCGCCTTACCAACCTTACCGACGCCTCCGGCGACCGAGGTCAACATCTGTCTGCCGGGACTCGGTACTACAGGAGGACGAGGCACTGGAACAGGCGGCCTTGACGCCGGCAACGGAACGGTAACCGGCGGTGGCAACGGCCTAACAACCGGGCTGCGCGGCGGAACCGAAGATCGCGGTGCTGCTGGAGACGCCTGCACCGGTCCAGCTGGACGAGGTGGCCGTGGCGGGGCCGCTGGTCTTCGACGCGACGGTCGAGAAGTAGGCGGGTTTCTGTTACGCCGCCGTCCCGGACGTCTATCACCCATACCGCCCATGGATGCCATGTTGACGACGAATACACGTCGAACCCAGCCATCACCACCACCGGCAGATTCAGCTCCGCCCTCTGCCCCCACAGCATCCTGAATCATCGATACGACATCCAAACCCGTAGCGACTGGATCGAACCCACCGGCCTTCGGATCAGCCCCCTCCTCCAAGCTCTCCTTACCTCGGACAGCGGCGACGGCTTTCAGTCCTTTCTCAACCACCGACAACGCGGTACCGGCCTTACCCTTGATGCCCCCCTCACCGCCTCCTGCCTCCGCATTGGTGACAAAAACCTTCTGCACGCCACCCGTTTTTCCACCCAGACCACCACGGGCTAGGTTGAGCAGCCCCTTGCCGATCTTGAATGTCTGAAACGCCGCCACCGCTGCGCCAATCGCCCCAATAGCCACTGTCGTCCCGCTGACGATTTTCGGGAACTCATTGGCAAGGCCCGCCATGCTGTTACCAACCTTGGTCAGACCATCGGCCGCCAAATCGGTGAGAGGCCGCAAAGCATCACCTAGACTTGTCATCGTCGCTTCCATGCTCGATGTCGCCGCGCTCCACTTGGAGTTGGACGTTTCGCGAGCCTTGGCGGCATCGGCCTCGATCTTGGCCTTACCATCGGTCTCCTTGATGGTGGTCATGTTGTCTTTGATCGTATTGCCGTACTTGATCTGGGCGAGCAAGCCGTCACTGGCACTCTGGTCACTGACGATGTTCGCCAAGCCAGCCGCCTGAATCAGCGCGACCATCGCCTGCTCTTCCTCGGCGCTGCCATCCTTGGACGCCTTAATTTTGGCTTTGAGCGCCGCGACCTTCTTGGCCGTGGCTGGATCCTGTTTTTGGATCAGCTGCTCGCTGAGCATGATGAAGGCTTCGACGGGGTTGGACGCCTTGCCGCTTTTGGTAGCCGCCAAGATCGAGCCCGCCAGGTCATAACCCTGCTTCGCGAACCGCTCCTGGCTGGTGCTGCTGATCACCGCGTTGAGCAGGTTATTCATGTTGGTCGCGGCCGCTGCCGCGTCCTGGGTTTGCGAGAACTGCGACTGCAAACTCGCACCGAGGAAACGCACGGCCTCCGGTCCTTCCATGCCCAAACGTTTAATCGTGCCGAGCAGAGCCGGCATGTACTTGGCCATGTCCTTGGGACCGAAGGCGCCAATGTCACCAGCAGCCGCCACCTGGCCGAGCATAGCGCCCATGTCTTCCTTCTTGACCCCGGCCTCCTTGAAGGCGCTGAACAAGGTGGCGATGGTTTCCGCTTCCATGCCTTGCCCGTCGACCAGGTCAGCAATCAGCGGTGCATAGTCCACCGACTCCTCCCAGTCGATACCCTTCTCGATCAAGCCACCGACCGCCCTGGCCAAAGCCTGCTGGCCCATGCCCTTTTTCGCAGCCACTTCACTGATTTTGTCGGCCATCTGCTGTTCGGCGTCCGTGCCGGCGGTGTGTGCCCACAACGCCATTTGCCGAATTTGCGTCTGATAGTTGGCCGAAACCTTGGTGGGAATAGCGATTAGCGCAGTCGCGGCCGCCGCCCTGCCCAGCGTGCCAGTAAGCCCCTCTTTGCCCTCCTTGATTTGAGAGTACCCGGTGGCTTTCAGATCAGCCTTACGGGCGACTTGCTCCATGGTCTGGTAAGCCTTGGCGAGATTGCGTACCTCGACACCCTGCTTCTTCAGGGTGCTGAGGTTGGATTCCAATTTGCGCAGCAACGTGCTGGCACCAGCGGCGCCGCTGTCGTTGGCCTTCTTCCATTCTTCCCGCAGACGGATAGTGTCGCCAATCGTGCGCTGCAGGACCCGAGCCTTGGTGCCTTGGGCTTCGAGCTGCTTGATTCGTCCCTGAACATCCTTGAACGCGGTGCCAACCGTAGAGCTGACGGCGCCGCCAATCACCAGGCCGAGCGCGAGTTTGTTTGCCATGTCGTGGCTCCCTGTAGCGAGTGATTACGGCGGGTGGCTCAATCCGAGAGCCACCAGACCATCTCGGCAAACGGCATGGCCTGGATCTCGGCGGCGGAAAATCCGGTTTCCGCCGCCAAGCGCTTGGCCGCCAGTTTCAGCAGCGCGGGGTTAAACCCCGTCGTCCTGCACCAGGCGAAAATAACCGGCCTGCAGGCGGTGGTAGTCCACCAGCTTCAGGCCCTCCAGATCCTGCTGACCGGCTTCGCAAAGACCGGCGAACAGCATCAGTTCGCGCTGCTCTTCGTCGTCGCCCGAGGCACGATCTGCGGCACGCACTTCGCGCACCGTAGGTGAGCGAATGGTCAAGGTATCGACCTTGACGCCATTGACGTCGGAAGGCCGGGACAGGGTGATTGTTGCGTGTTCGGCGGTCAGCTTCAGCCAGGTGGGAAGCTTTTTCAGTTCAGGGGTAGCCATTCGATTAATTCCTTAGAGGCCCAGGTCGCTGCGCATTGAGGCGAGTTGATCCACACCGTCGATCACGCGGATCGCGGCAACCATGTCGATTTCGTAAATGAGGCGGCCAGCGATTTCTAGCTTGTAATAGCTGACCGCAATCGAGTATTTGAACTCGGCCTTGTCACCGGGCTTCCAGTCGCCCGGATCCAGTTCCTTGAGCATGCCGCGCAAGGTCGCCACCACAGCTGTGGTCTGCCCTTTCTGCCCCTTGAAGGATCCGCGATACACGCCGTTGAAGGCGGTTTGATCTGCCAGTCCGAAGAACTTCATGGATTCGCGGCGCACGCCGTTGGTGGTGAAGGTGGCTTCCATCTTCTCCAGGCCGACATCCATCTCGATGGGGCCAGCCATGCCGCCGCCACGGTATTCGTCGGTCTTAACTGCCAATTTGGGCAAGCCCAGACTGGGCACGTCGCCGGTAAAGTTGATGCCGTCGACGAACAGGTTGGTGTTGTAAAGCACTTGAGGAATCATTGAGCGGCCTCCTTAGGCAGCGGTTTCCAGGACTTCGGTGAGCCACTGATTGGTGACCTCGACCCGGAAAATCGGGTTCTCGGCAGGCGGCACGTCGGTGAAGCGAATGTTCCAGTACACCTTGCCCTGCTCCAGCTGGCTGACGGTGTTCAGCTCGGTGTCGGCGAACACCTCGAAGTTGATCACCGCGCCTTGGTTTTTCAGGTCCTGCATGAACGCCTGCAGGCCGTCGGTCACGTCCTTGATGTAGGTCTTGGTGATGCCACGGTCGACCGCCCACTTGTGCCCGGCGAGGATCGCGTCCATGACGATATCGACGGTGCGAACACGGGTGACAAACGCCCACTTGGGGTCTGACGACAGCGTGCGGTTGCCCCACAAGCGGTAGCCGCCGTCACGGATGATCGTGGTGATATTGGCGTTGTTGAGCAGGTTGGCCCGGCAGGTTTCGTCGCCATCCAGAAACTCGACTGGGCGCGAGGTGCCGGTAATGCCAACGAACTCCTTGTTCGACGGCGATGACCAGAAGCCGTACTCCGCATCCGTCCAGGCGAACAAACCAGCGGCGAAGGCCGAGGCCGGCGCGTTGACGGTTTTGCTCTGCAGCGTGTCCCACAGCTGCACCCCCGGATCGACCAGGAAACAGCGCTTGCTGCCGAACTCCTGGGCGTAGGCCATGGCGGCTTCATCAGTGGTGTTCGGCCCGTCGAGGAGCGCCATGGCCCGCAGCTTGCCGGCCAACGCGTCCAGCGCAGTAGCAACCGCCTGGGTCGAGGTGTGACCCGGGGCAATCAGCAGCCGCGGCTGTGCGTTGAAGCGGCTTTTGCCGTCCAGCAACGCCTGCATGCCGGTACGCTGCCCCGACGCCAGGACACCGCCGATAATTGAGGAGGTCTGCTGGGCAGGGTCTTCAACTTTGGCGACACCGCAACCGATAACCACGGCTTTCGCACGGACGAAAATAGCCTTGCATGCACGCGTGATCGCTGAGTCTTCCCCCCAAGCGGCTACCGCTTCTCGCTCGCTGGTGATCAGCGTCAGCTCGTTGGGTTTTGCGGACGCCGTGGGTAACACAGTAAATGTGTCGCACAGCCCGATAATGGACGACGACGGCAGCGCAATGGTCCGTGCCCCGGTATCCACCAGGGTGACGGTAACGCCGTGAAAACGACCGGAAGAGGCCATAGTGCGAGTTCTCCAGAAATGACAAAGCCCCGCATGTGCGAGGCTTTAGAGGGTTAAACAGTGGGTACAAAAACGCCCCGACGATGCGGGGCGTTATTGAGTCTGCAGTGCGATCCAGTCTGGCTTTTTAGGCCGATGCCTTACTGTCGGAAATTTTGGGGATTGAGGCCAATCACGTAGCGCCTGCACGTAATCCAGCAGCTCCCCCGACTGTTCGACCGTTAGCGTGGTTGGGCGAGCAGAATCGACCTCATCACGGTGGCGCTCGCGTAGCCACTTGACGCCTTCTATCTCAGCGTCACGCCACACTCTTTCGGCGATAGCGGGATCAAGTAGAAATGCCGGTTCAGGCGCTCCGCCAGACTCCAACCACTCTTCATAATCAACCCAAAACCGATGCCCACGCGGAACAGTTGCTCCGTCGGATAGCTGAATAACGGTATCGGGATTATCGGTGAGCCGGTAACTCATTAAGCCTCCTAAAGCTCGGCATCGGCCGTGGCATGAATGTAATAGGTTTGGGGAGTGATGCCGACATCACTGTTATCAACTGACGCTTGACGCGTGCCAACAATCAAGGCGCGTGCATTTGCACTTGAGATGCTATTGCTACCCGAGCGCCATTGCCCGTCAGGCCCATCACCCATCGGTCTGTAAAGCCTGATACTGGGAGTGGTACGTTTTTCCACCCTGAATACCCAATGTCCAACCGGCTGGCTACCTGGGCCATTTTGACCGGCATATACAATTGAGATTAACGAGCCAGAAACATCGACACCATTTTTCGGAGCGATATTTTGGGAGAAGGTCTTTTCGTAGTACCGCTGGCACAACATTAGCTCTTCAGCCAACGGCCTCAATTCAAAGTCAGTGGCAACAAACCCTGCTTCAAGCTGGACAGAAGCGATATCCAGCGTATACGTTCCCTTGCCCAAACTTCCAAACACCAGCTCAAGGTAGTCGCCCTCCGAGCCCCGTTTTTTGCCGGTTATGGGCGGCACGTCTAACGTGACGACATGCTTCTTGAACGCTGTCGTAAGGGTCACCTCTGTACCAGCAGCTGGACCACCATCGGATCCACCCAGACCAAATGCCTGGCGCAAAAGCACCCCGCATTTATGACTTATGGACGAACGCAGATAGAAAGAGACCGTGACGGTTTTACCTGCGAAGGTTTCTACGCCCTCTATGCGCTGACTGAGGTTTACACCGTCACTACTACCTGAGCGCGAGACCCTTAAGGCGTAACGCCCTTCGTTGAATCCCGCACCTGGTTCAAAGGCGATTCTTTCCCAGGTTGCGGCTGAATTTGCTGGCATGTAAACAACCCAACGATCAGGGCCATAGACTGCCTGGGGTGAACCCGACAGGTCGCCAACCAAGCCTGTCGTTCCGCGCTGCCAGATATCGAAGTTGCCATTGATCAATCGATTCTTGCGGTATACGTGCGCTGGAAAACTCTGGTTGGAGCTTTCAATCTGCCGACGAACTGACTCTGTATTTGCCAGCCGCTTAGAACGATCATCGATGGGAGCAGTAGGCGCGTTCTGCCCTGCTGTCCATTGAAATGTCAGGGACGATGAGCCCAGTACGATTGGCGCGTCAGTAACAAGCTGCCAAATAGTGTCAGCATTCACTGCACCCCGCTCTACCGTCACCAGCAGCCCTGGCGAGACCTTTTCGCTATTGTCGGCATCAACTGTGCGTATCCAACTATCAGCGCTCACCAGGTACAGGCCATTATCCTTCGCCTGATCCTGATCTTTAACCAGCACACGGGATCCCGCTGGCACTGCCAGGCCATCAATCTCCTGAATGCCAGCCAGCACCATCGGGGTGGTTGTTGCAACCAGGACCGACTGCTTGGTATCCAGCCGGTTGACCGCGCTCGCTACCGAGTCGTCGACATACTTCCGTGTTGCCAGAACCACTGCCGGGTCAATGGTCAGCACAATGTTATTTGAGCTGCTGACCACAAAGTTCATACGCAGAGTTTGCGTGCGACCTGATCCTTGAGACAGCTTAGGTTTGAAGCTTGGCGCGCAGTTGGCGACTGCCACCAGATCGCCGTCCGAATCAAACAACCCCAGCTCCCGAACCCAGAAGCCGCCCTCATCAGCGGGAATAACCTGCTCAGCAACCAAGATGGCCGAGTTGGCAGGATCGGGGGCCAAGGAGTTCAAGGGAGCCCGGCGGCGTTCGTTGATCAACACTTTCTGCAAGCGGTCTGGCAGTGGGTCGGTGCCGTTGGCATCGCCCACCGCCATGTGGGTGATTTTCCAGGTCAGCAAACCGGCATCGGCCTTTACCTGCTTGGCCTCCCCGACCGCAGTCAGGATGGCGTAGAACTTTGAATTGGCATCAATCATGGGTATACGTCCAAAAAGTCTATGGAATGTTCGCGGGCAGACACCCCGATCACACAGTCAACCGAGATAACACCCGGTGACGGCGGGTAAATATCCAGCGCGTCAATGGAGTGCTCACGCCCTCCGCCACCGATAACGCCAGTGACTTCAATGTCCTGCAGCACGGGCGGATAGACGTCGATCTCATCGCCGTCGTATGCACTGGCGAAGATGTTTATGCCCCCAGTGGTTTCCAGACTGATCGCCAGGCCAGTCATGTGCCGACTGACTGGCTTAGCGTCGTCAATCAACCAGGTCAGTTCCTGATACATCTCTTCGGTGATACCGGTTTCCAGCACACCCACCTTCAACGCGAAGGTACCCGGCACACCCTTGGGCGTTGTCTGCCACCATTCCAGCACTTCGATCAGATAGCCGAGCGGCTCAACCACCCGGCGTAACGCGCCGATGGTGCCCTTGTGGGCATGCACGTAGAACGCCGAGCGGATGGCCGAGCGCTTGACAGCTTCCGACCACTTGTTGTCCCAGCGGTCGACCGACCAAGCCCAGGCCAATTGATGCAGCAAATGCGCCGGGCAGGTATCGGGGTTATACAGTTTGCGCAACGGAACATCGGTGACTTCGTCGGTGGCCGCTTCAATGGCCCGCTCCAGCTGAGTGCTGTTAATCGGTAGCAGGCTTTTCATGGCGTGCCTCCCTGCTTGACGGTAAAGCCAACGCAGTAAGCCGCCTGGTACTTGGTAGGCTTGATGTCCTGCCAATCGAGCAGGTCCACACGGCCAACACCGCTGATGTGCAACTGCGCATCAATGGCTGAACGTGGCACTTCAACGCCCAGCCGCCGTCGAGGATTGACCCAACCCGCCAAGCGTTGCTCAGCCGCTGCCAGGATCGCCTCGTTTTCAGAGCCGGTTCCGGCCATGTGCAGCACCGCGTCAATGCGGTATTCAATGACCTCAGCGCTTTGCACGGTGAGGCGATCCCCAACAGGCCGAATGTCGTCATCACTGAGGTATCTCATGACCACATCCAGCAGCGGCTGCTCGGCCACGCCATTGCCCTGCAGGTGCAGCACCGTGACCACCACCTCCGCAGGAGACGGGCTTTCAGCCGTGGCATCGGCCACCAGCGCCGACGCGTTGCGGGCATGCAGGATGTAGCTGTTACGCGGGCCGGCCGTTGTCAGCCCTTCGTACACCAGCTGCACCCGCTCGCGCAGGGCATCGTTGGATTCCATCACCCGGGGTGTCGGGGGGACGGTGTTGAGGTTTTCTTCCTGAATCACCAGGCGTTTCAGACGGACGTTGCCAGCGAGTTGATCGAGATCCCCATCAATGGCGTAAGCCAATAGCAGCGCCTTGGCCCCATCGTTCACCCGTGCCCGGTTCTGAATGCGGCGGTACACACCCAGCTCCAACAGTTTGACCACCGGATCGCTTTCCAACTCGGCGGTCCAGTTATCGCCCATGTACAAACGAAACGCGGCCAGCTCCTCAGCGTAGGCTTGCTCAAAGTCGAGTTCCTCCAGCACAGGTGGCGCCGGTAGCGCTGATAAATCCACGGTACTCATGCGGCGACCCTCACTAGCGCGTTTTCGCCCTTGAACAGGCCCTTGAGTTCAAACTCGATTCGGCCGTCCAAGACAGCCACCACCCGCACCTGGCTGATGCTCAGTCGAGGTTCCCACCGTCCCAGCGCCCGTGCCACCTCAGCCTGGACAGCGCTTTTCCAACCTTCGGTGACTGGCAGGTCGACGAAGCGGCGCAACTGGCTGCCATATTCGGGCCGTTGCCGGCGGCTACCCACAGGGGTGGTCAGGATGTCTTCAATGCACTGACGCAGATGCTCAATGCCGGAGATGGGCTGCCCAGTGTGGCGATCCATTCCGATCATTTGGGCTACTCCGGCACGGGTTCGAGGTCAGGGTGACGTTGGAGGAACCGGTATTGATCCGGAGTGGTGGCTATCACCAGCCCCTTGGCGACTGCGATGCTTTGGCCTTCAGGCGATATCAGGGTTCGCGAAGTAAACACCTTGTCGCGAAAGGTCCGAGGCAGATCGGGGGATTTCGGTGGCGGCTCTGCCTTCGCCGCCAATGGCTGGACCACAGGCGGCTGCTCGTCCGGCTTTGGCTTGTTCATAAGGGCACTCCAGAAAAGAAAACGCCCGCACAAAGCGGGCCGAAATAAACGATGAATCAGTGTTTGTGGTTCGCGGTATTGCCGCCCGCGTCAATGATCTTGCCGGCGCCGTTGATATCACCCGACACTGTCAGTGGCCCGGTGATCGTCACATTTCCGGTGAGTCCGATATCCCCGGCCACCACCGTGACGGCGCTTTCAGTGACGGTGGCTACGGTGTCGCCGACCTTGATGGTGACGGTCCCGGAAGGCAGCGTGATGCTGTAGCTACTGGCCTGCCAGTTGTAGACCAGCGAGCCGCCATCGTCAAAGCGCCACACCTCGACGTGATCGCGATTGTCCGGCGGCGGGCCTGCATCCCCGTACAAGCCTGGGATAAACGTGCCCATCGCCGGGTTGCCGCTGGGACTGAACAACTTGCCCTGCTCGCCCAGGCTGGGCACTCGCCAGTGGCGCGCCTTACCGGCGGCTACGCTGTGCCAACGTACCCACGCACTGGTCCACTCCCCCGCCCTGACACGTACAACAGGCGGTGATGCGGTGGTATCGACGGCGGCCACCACGCAATCCATCAACATGGCGGCGATCATGCGGTCGCTCTCGCCGCTGGTGTAACTCATTCCAAGCGCTCCGGCGCGACGTACTGATCTCGGCTGCCCGGGCCGATGTCCGGGCTGACACCGATCAGCAGCGTGCCCGGGGGCTCATCCGGCCAAGGCCATTCTTCGGTACCGAGATAAATCGTCTGATTCCACTCCACAAGCCAGACGGTGTAGCCATCCAGCTCAGGGCGGGTCCAGTCCTGTACCGCTTGGATAAACTCAGCACATTCGACTTCCAGGCCCCAGTTCTGCGCCCGCAACAACACGATCAGTTGGGTTGCTAGCTGCACGACCTGGCGGTGATGATCGGGCCTAATCGGGTCAACAATGATCCGCGCTTCGAACTTGCAGACCAGGGTGGTTTCACCCGTTCCGAGATCAGTACCTGGCTCGATCTCAGACATCTCCAGGAACACGGCCGGCAAGGCAATGTGATCCTGAATGTTCGGCCAGGCCGCAACGCTTTGAACACCCAGCAGGTGTTGCTGCAGGTGCTGCTCAATAGCTTGATAAAGTTGGTCGAGGCTCAACGTTTCGTCAGACACGCAGCGTCCCCTTTAAATACTTCTGCAGTTCAAAGTTGAGTTCCTGCGTGAGGATCTCCAGCAGGCGTTCGTCGGCACGTTTTACCCAGGCATCGAAGTGCGGTCGCACTTGTTCCAACGACACCTTGGCTTTAGCCAGGGGGAAACGGTTGTCGTTTTCCTCGACAAAGCCTGAGCGTCTGCCACCCTGAGCGGCATCCGGGTAATCGGTGGTATTGAAGTGTTTGCTGGACGTGCGAATCCAGATATCCGCGTTACTGCCGTAGACCTTCTTGAAGAAAGCCCCCTTGTAACGCCTACCGGCAACCGAAACACCGGCGCCGGTTTGCCGTGCCCGACCAGTGCGGCTAGCTTCAATGGCATTGATGCCGAACCACAACTTGCCGCGCATATCGCCGCCGGTCACCGGATACGCCCGAAGACGTTGCCGGACAGCGCCGATGGCGATCCGCTCCTGCTTGCCGACAGCCCGTGCAATGTGGGTGCGCAGCCAACGGATTGTCTTGTTGATTGCACGCCGCTGGGCCGCCGCCGCTGCCTTCGGCACCAGCTCGCCGAACTCTTTCAGAGCCTGAACATGAACCGCCGACGGTTGGATAGTGATCATCCCACCGTCGCGCCTCTGCTGGGGATAGCTGCCGATACTCATGGTCGCTTCCTCAAAATCAAGGCCACCAGGCCATTACCGTTAGGCTCAAGCTGCAGCAGGTCATAGTCACCGCCGCCATCCAACGCCGGCAGATCAACACTGACCCGTAAGCCCTTCACCAATCCGTCCGAATCCTTGACGCGGATCTCGAAGCGTGGCTCCCGCAAGCCGGTATTGAGCTTGCCGAACTGGGGCTGTTTCCAAGGCGCCGAAAACATCCCCAGTATCGGTTCAGCGCGACCTTCGATCATGGCGCTCTCGCCCAGGGTTTCAAAGACCACGTCGTCGATGTCGTCGATCAGATCGCGGAAGGCCACAATCACATCTCCAGCAGGATCTGCGCCCGAGGCCGCGTGCACAGGTGCAGCGGGTTGGACTGGGCTTCACCGGCCACGCCCTTGCCAAACTGCATCGGCTCGATCTTGCTGTAGTACGGGATGCCCTGGGTGTTGACCGTTTCCATGTAGTCGGCCGGCGCGAAGGACGAGATATACAGATCCGGCACACCCTCTGGGATCAGCAGAGCCTTGTCGTCGTGGACGAACGCAACACCGGCCACCTTGCCGCGATAACGCTCCCAGACGATCCCGCCGAACTCGAAGGCTTCACGGGCATCGCCACGCAGGGACGCGGCCTGCATGGTGTTGAGGTAGGTTTCCTTTACCGACTTATGCACGATGAGCTTGTTCCAGAAGTTCTTGCCACACATCGCGCGGGAGCCGCTACTGGTGACGCTGCCAAGGGCTTCCTCCTGCATGTCCAACGCTTCGCCGCATTTGACCCGCAGCTCGGTGTCTGGACTGTTCAAGCCCATCTGAAGCTTCTGACGATTCACGCCAAAGGATTTATAAATGTCCAACAGGACCGTCTTGCCATCGGCGTCCAGCACCTGGCCGTTCAACGCGCCCATGCGCTGGAATTCGTGGGTGGCATCCAGCTGTCGTCGGGCCTTCGCCAGCCGCTTGTTGACCACATCCTGCACGGCCTGCAATTCGCTGCGGGTACCGAAGGCGCGAATGCCCTGGATCTCGTCAGCCTTGATGGTGAAGCGCTCTGGCAGGTGCACCGTGTTGAATGGGATCAACGTGCGCTTGGTCCCGCCAACCACCAGGCCCGAGGTGCCGCGTTCGCCCGATGGCACCAGGGCCAGGGTGTCGCCGTCTTTCTCGATCTGCACGGTCAACGTGCTGATGCCCTCTTCGCGGAAAAGGCCAAGGCTGCTGATGCGGCCCGGCAAGTATTCCTGTTCATTGATTGCAGCGGTCAGCGAGGAGACGCTAAACGCATCGTCTTCAAAAATGGCGATATCGGCCATGGGGCACTCTCCAGAAACGAAAAATCCCGCACTCGGCGGGATGGATATATGAGGTGAACGCCTTAGCGGACGATCACGAAATGGGCGGCCAGGGCCTTTTCGGCGGCGGGGTCGAGTCCGGTCAAGTGCGCTTCGCTGACCTCGGCCAGCCGTACGATGGCGCGACCACGCCGGGGCACATCGGATTCACCCAGCGGCCCATAGAGGATCGCGATGGCGTTCTCGGTGCCGTCCTCGGCGGTTGGGTGGTACGGGGCAAACTCGCCAGTGAGGGTGACCAAGCCGAGGATCTGGCCTGGCTCCAGGGCTGCACCTGCCGCGACGTTGATCGCTTCGCGGGAAATATTGCCGGCGCCTTCGGACAGCAGGAACTCACCTGCATGCATCGATTCAGTTTTCATGTTCTTGCTCCTTTCGAGTTGCCGTTCTGCGCTGCCTGACGGGAAGCCCAGATTGATTGGGTGTCGACCTGTTTGGCCTTGATAGTGGGTGCTGGGTCGTTTTCCAGCGGCAGGCTGTTGTCGATCTCAAAGCCACCGCCGTTGCCCACCAGCTTGTCAAACAGACGAGCCCTTACAGCGGCTTCGTCCAAGCCCGCAGAGATGAACTCACCGGTCAGTTCCGGCAGTCGTGCCGCGACACAAAGACCGTGAAGCGCTTTCGCCCTGGTCAGCGCAGCCTGGACCACCGCTTCGCTTTCCAGCTTGGTAGTCGCGAACAGCGGATCCACCAGGTTGCTGATGCCCGCCGCCGCACACCCCTGAGTGACCATCAGCGCCAGCATGGCCACATCCAGCACGGGCACCGGTTCCGGTGGATCACCAGGCTCTGGCGGATCCACCTCGGGCTCTTCATCCATCTGCGCGAGTAGCTCGGCCGGCGCATGCTGGAACCGCTGCAGCACACTGCCCTGGCCGAGACAGGCTTTGACCTTGAGACCATCACCCACCTCATCCGCCAGACCCAACGCCACCGCCTCATTGGCTGTGAGCCAAGTCTCAGCGTTGACCATACGCCGCAGCTCGGCCTCGTCGATATCCGGCGCCTTTGACTTGTAGGCCGCGATAATCGCTTCCAGGGTCTGGTCCAGCACATCAGCGACCCGACGGAAATCTTCGGCATCACCACCGGCATAGGTGTAGGGGTTGTGGATCATCAACATGGCGTTGGCCGCGATCACCACCCGGTGAGCGCCGCAGACGGCAACACTGGCCGCGCTGGCTGCCAGGGCGTCAATACGACCGGTACAGCGCTCTCCCAAGCGCGACAGCGCGTTGTGGATCGCCAGCCCGTCGAACAGGTCACCACCAATACTGTTGAACGCGACGATTACAGGTGAGACGCCGTTATCCATGGCGCGCAAGTCCTGTACGAACTGATTGGCGGTAACGCCCCAGGTACCGATCTCGCCGTATACGAACACTTCGATAGTGTGTTGCTCGGCTTCGCCGCTAGCCCTGAGGGTGTACCAACTTTTATCCGTGACTTTTACCTGCTTGCCAGCCTTGTCATAGATGCGCGGTAGCGCTTTTTTACTCATGGTTGTTCCTTGTCATCGATCACTTCGATGGCTTCAAGAGTCGTGTAATTGAGGCCGAGGTCTGTAGCCCTGGCGAGGTCGGCGGCGTTTTCCGCGTCGACCGTTTCCGAGTCATAGCCGGTGCGCAACACCATCTCGCTGCGAGAGGCAAAACCCGCCTGCACTTCCATCCGCCGCGCCTGAACGTCCTGCACCGGCTGAATGTAGGCCCAGCCCTGCGGTACCCAACGCGTGCGCAGGTATTCGCGACGCCGTTGCGCGTAGTCCTCCAGCACAAGGGCGCCAGACAACACCGCCATGTCCATCCATGCTGCCCGCACCGGGCGACAGAGCTGATGCACATAAACGCCAAATTGCAGCTGCTCCAGGCGCCGCCGGAACTCGTTGAGTACAACCCGTAGCGCCCTATCGTTAACCTCCCGCATGTCGCCGGTGAGGATCTCGTAGGGCGTGCCCGAACCTGCCGCCGCTGCCATAAGTTGCTGCCGCATGAAATCCGGGTAGTTGTTGCCGGCGTCCGGTGGCTTGGAGAACTCGACCTCCTCACCAGGTGCCAGCTCCTGCATGGTGCCGGGCTCCAGCGCGACCATCGGCGTGAAGCCGTCGCGGTCGGTGACCAATAATTGCCCGGTGACAGGATCACGGGGTGTTTGCCCTGCATCGGGCGGCGGCCTGCTGATGAAACCTGCGAACAGGTTGGCAACCTCTTGGCGGAACAACACGGCATCGTCGTAGTTGTCCAAACTGCGAAGACGCTTCAGCACCGGCGCCAAGCGCGGAACACCACGCAACTGCCCGGGCTCGACCGGTTCAAAGATGTGCAACACCTGAGAAGCTGGCACTCGCACCAATTGGTTGTAACCGCTGTTCAACGATGAAGAATCGCGAGGGTGCGAGCGATACATCCAATAGGCCACGCGCTTGCCGGCCGGGTTGAACTCAATCCCGGCGCGGATGATGTTGCCGTTTTTTGTGGTCTCAAACTTGTCGTGTGGGACAAATTCCGGGGCCAAGGTCTGCAACTGCAACGGTACCGCCAACCCTTCATCCAGGCTGCGAGGACGTAACCGAACAAAGCACTCGCCTGCGGTTTCAACGGTGCGAGCGACCAGCGCTTGCATCCCGTAGAAGTCTGTCAGCTCGTCGGCATCCGCTTCGTCCACCCAGTCATCCCACAGCTGTTGCTTCACCTTCCGCAGCGCTGCGTCATCGGTTGTCGGCCGGGGTGTGATGCCGGTGCCGATCAGGTTGCTGACACGCTTGTCGATGACATTGAAGGCGTATGGATCATTGCGCACCGCCGCCCGCGAACGGGCGCGCAGGTTTCGCAGCGCGGGAGTGTTGATGCTGTTGATGCCGTTGTCGCTGGCTTCCCAGCTCGCCGAACGGCGGCCCTCCCCGGCGCCTTCGTAGCTGGCCTTGATGTTCGAAGGAAGCAAGAATCCACTACGCGAGAGCGTCGGAAATTGTCGTGCCATCAGATCCCTTTGCCTCCGTGGGTAAGCCGAACCACGCGAGAGCGGGGTCCGGCGGCCTGGATCAGCGACGTGCGAATCTCGTCGCGGGCCTTGAGCAGTTCGTCGATGGAGCGGTACTCCACCGTGCGGTCGCTGTAGCGCACGGTCTTTTCACCGCGTGCGATGGCGCGCTCGATGACTTCGAGGTGCTTCGGGGTAAACGACATATCAATTTCTCTTCAGATAGCCGCTGGTGGAACGACGGCGTTGCGGGGGTGCGGCAGGTCGCGATTGGGCGACAGGTGCAACCGGTGCCGGTGATGGAAGCGACTGACGCGCCGCAACCGGTGCCGGTGTTTCGTCAGCCTCGAAGCGTTCGCCCTGCACCGGCTTTACGCCCACCACATCGTCGAACAAACCGGACTGAGCCAGCGCTTGTCGCACCCGCTCCCAGTCGTGTTCCTGGTACCGGTTGATGCCGAGGTAGTGCGCCATTGCCAGGCAGTACACCATCAGGTCGAGCGCTTCGTTGCGCTCTGCCTTGCCCTTGACCCACTCGATACGCTTATAGCCTTTGATGTATCGGGCGACCTTGCGCTCGGCAACGCACTGGGCGAAAAACTCGTCCGGCAGGTCGTTGGCAAAGTGCAGCGAGCCTGGGCCATCCTCGAAGGCGTAGCGGTTGTAGATCCAGTCCTTCGCGGTGTCGGTGCCGACAAACCACAGCTCGGCGCCACCGCGTTCGGTCTGGCCCTTCCATGTCACGTCGACCATGGACGGTCGCTGAGCAATCACCGGTTTGCCGGGCTTGCTCGCGCCCTTGATGGCGAAGATGTTGCGCCAGCGCCGCACACGGCAGAACTGGTATACCTCGTCAGTGTGATGACCGCCGGAGTCGACGCCCGTCGCCAGGATCGCCAAACCGACACCGCAGGGATGGCGGTATCGAACCTTGAGTTTCTCGTCCAACACCGCCCAGGTGCGCTCATCGGCAGGGTCGCCCCAGATTACCTGGTGGTCGACCACCCAACGCTCCATGCCGACACCGAAACCCATCACCATCAGCTCCAGGCGGTTGGCCTGAACGTCGACGGCGCCGGTCAGCATTAGTACGCCCGCCGGCATACTGCCGAGGGTGTAGGTCTCCAGTCGTGCCCGAGCGACCAGCACTTCGGCCTTGGTTTGCTCTTGCGCGCTGTCCCAAACCTTGGCGAGACGGGTGTTGTAGAACACCTGCATCAAGCCCATGTCGCCCTTGGCTTGGGCCTTCTTGGCGTCTTCGAACTCCTCGGCAAGGGAGGCCCAGTCCTTCCAACCAATCGGCGAATAGAGCGCGTTCAGGTGGAAACCCACCGTCTTGCCGTCGCCGTTGCCATGGGCACGCCACTCACCACGGGCGAGCATGTCGGTCTTGTGATGCTCCTCGATCAGCACATCACATTCAGGCGCGGCGCACTGGTAGTGAACCGTGCTGTAGTCCTTGCTGTAGAGCAGCCTCTCCCATTCCAACACCTGCATATGCCCGCATGTAGGGCATGGCACGTAGTAGTAACGCTGGTCACTGGACTCGAACAAGTCCGAGATCCGCGAGGCGCCCTTGATCGTCGGCGAGCTGGAGAAGTAGATCTTGGCGTTGCGCCCGAAGTTGGTAGCACGCGTTTCTGCCAGCACGATGGGGTCACCTTCCTGGCCGACGTCGTTCTCCCAGCGGTCAACCTCGTCGCCGTAGATGTAGCGTGCCGACAATTCGGATAGGTTGGCAGCCGAGCCCGCCGTGGTGACGTACAAGGCGCCGCCCTCGAACTCCTTGGTGTCCATGGTGTTGCGGGCATCCCGTGAGCGGCTGGCTGCCACACGCTTCGCCAACTCTGGGGTTGCCTTGATCGTCTTGCTGATCCGCCCGGAGACCCGCTTGGACAGGCTCAGACTGGGCAACAGCGCCAGGATGTTGGACGGCGCCATGTGGATCAGGCCGCCCATCCAGTTCAAGGCGATCTGGGTTTTCATCAATTGCGAGGCCACCATGGTGACCACTCGCCGGCACGGATGCGCCGGTGACAGGCACCGCATCGGCTCTCGGGCATAGGGCGTCCGGTCGGTGCGGTACTGGCCCGGTTCAGGCGCGCCAGTGTCTCGCGGGATGCGCATGTACTCGTCGGCCCACTCGTCGATCCAGAGGTCTGGGTCGGGTCGTAGCCCACGGAAATACGCCTCACGGTACGCACGGTCACCGTCAGGAAATTCCGTGTTCATAGGTCAGCTCGTCGTCATCGCTCGTTCAAGATCGGATGAGGACATGCGTTCAGCCTCTTCCAGTGATTTACGGAGTGTCGCCGTCAGGTGTTTTTCGATGTCCCAAGGGTCGGTCATGGCTGCCAGCTTGTGGGACAGCTGGGGCAGCAGGCCGAACAACTGGTCACGCAGATGTCGCCCCGCGTTGTAGGCACCAAGCTCTACCGCGTCCCTGGCGACCAGCGAGCCCTGAGCCTTGTGCAACTCGATCTCGGCCAGTTGCGCCAGGTTGTATTCGCGCATGGCGCGAGCTTTCTGGAAGTCGTGGCCCTTCGCACCGCCGGAGATAGGCTGCTGCGGCGCAGCCGTGTTAGTCGGCTCGACCAGGGGGGACAGTTGACTGTAAACGTCACGCTGGATCCGGTCCTGCTGGTGTCGAGCCGCGACGGCAGCCTTGCTGGGGTCGGCGGTTTCGAGGATCAGCGCTTCAGTTGCCAGCACGTCCACCTTCTTGCCATCCGGCGAAAGCACCAGGCGGTTGTTGTCTTTCAGCCAGGTGATGTAGCTCGGCGTCCTGCCGATGCGAACCGCGAAAGCGCTTTTAGACAGGAACAGTGGATCCGTCATAAGCCCTCCTTTTCAACGGCTTTTCAATGGAAACCTTTCAATTTCAATGGATTGAATTTCAGTAAGCTGGCGAGCCTGCCGCTAACGCTTTCCCGCGGGTTTCATGCCCCGTGTCCCTCAAATGCCGCCAGGGTCCCCGACGACTTTCGATGCACCATTTCGGCGCGCTCAGCCACAAGCCACGTATTCCGTGGCCTCCAGCGCATCATGCCTGACCGCTGCCCGAGGGCGGCACATCGCACACACCCAACCGCTTGGCTGCCCAGCGTTCGTACAAGCCAATCGCGACATCAGCGCCGGCCATCGCCGTGAGGCAGCCAATGCTGCCCGCCGCCAGTACCGACATGCCCGATGCATGCAACAACATCATGGTAGAGAGCCCGCAGACCACGCAGGCACCAGACCGAAGGAGCAACCGGCGAACCAATGACCAGCCGCTTACCCCGGCTTTGTCTGCCCGCCATGCCTCGCCCGATATCCCGCCGACCAGGGACAGCACGATCACCATCCAGATCGGCATATCAATAAGCGCTTGCTGCTCGTTCGTCATCGCCCTACCCCATAAACGCAAAAACCCGGCGCGATGGCCGGGTTTAGTGTGGTGGTGAGTCCCGCTGCTTGCGGTCGCACCTATCGAAGATGGGTACTTTTTACAGGTGGATTTTACTGGCAGCAAGCGGGTTTTAATGCCATGGCGCAATACGGGTGCAATACAGGTATGACGCAGGTGCAACACAGGGACAACGCATTCAATCGGCTATCGCTTCTGGTGCCCTGTCCTGCCTGTCCCACTATTCAGAATCGAAGTAGGACAGCTACAGGCGCCTAAATTCGGGGCTTCGCCCAACTGTCCTACCTTATTTAACTTTCTCTTGTGTATAGAGAGAAAGCTAAAAGCACGCGTGCGCGCCATGGGCGCGACTACGTACCCGATATGCTCATGTGTGCGTGGGGCGGGTGAAGGTTGGACGGTAGGACAGCCCAGCAACGGCGTGGCCTGCGCCTGTCCAACTGAGCTAAATGCGAGTCGGACAAGGCCGGACAGTAGGACAGAGGCATGCGAAGTGACGCCGAGGGTCATGCAGCTTTCCCCATCAGCATCCCTTGGATGAACACATGGGCGTCATGGAGGCGCATGTAATAGGTTCTTGAGCTGCAGGCGCAGTGCAACAGCTTCTGCGAGAGGAAGCTTTCATGGTTGCAGTAGTGCTCCCAAACGACCAGGGCAAGACGGGGCGGCAGGTGCTTCTTGACGATCAGCTCGATATCCACCGATTCATCCAGCAGCACCCGACTGCCGCGAGTGCCGCGTATCAGCTCACCCTTGCACTCCATCAGCATAGCGATCATGTTGCCGCCGCTCGGCCCGCCAGTGTTCTCCGGTAAAGGCGAATGCAGATCCTGCGCCCACAGCTTGAGCATCTCGTCGATTCGCTTAATCATCGAAGCAAGGCTCCTCTATCACTGACTGCTGCAATGCAGACATACGCCCCCAACCCGCAGGCTTTTCATAGGCCCAGGGGCGTACCCCGCTTTTCGGCAATGCCGGCATGCGACGCTTCCGCCAGCCCAGCCGGTGCATGATCGCCCCGACCCGCATCTGTTCGGGCTTGCCCCAATGGCCGAAGTCCAGCTTCAGCGCTTGGCTCAGGATCTCGTTGCCGGTGGCAGTTTCGCCGATCTGCGACTCCTCCAACCAGGTCAGAATCGGACCTTCCCACTCATCAACCACAAAGCGTTCGTCCTGGGCCTCCGTGAACATCCGGGTTTCATCCTTGGTCACCCACCAGATATCGCCCGCCTCAAAGCAGAACAGCGCCTCAGCCCAAAGCTGGTCGCGGATCTCGCGCAGTTTCTCCAGATCGACCTTGTTGCAGAACACTGGCCAGTAACGACGGTTGCCTGTGGCGTCCTTAAGGTATTCCTCTTGGTTGGTAGTACCCACGAACACACACTGGCGTGGCACGTCGTTCGTTCTGCGGCCGTAGCTCTCGCGGTAGGTGTCGGTGGACGCGGAAAAAAACTGCTTGGCCTTGGTGCTTTCAGCCTTGTTGAAGCTGTCCAACTCCCCCAGTTCGACTATCCACTTGCCACGAATGGCCTGGAAACTGTCCTTGTCGCCGAGGGCAAAGGGCGTGTCCATAAACCACTCGCCGCCGAGGACGCCCATGGCGGTGGATTTGCCTTCACCCTGCCCTCCTTCGAGGATCATCACCGAGTCGGCCTTACAGCCCGGGCGCATCACACGGGCAACCGCCGAGATCGGCCAACGCTTTCCGACCTTGGCCGAGTACTCCGTAGGCTGGACGCCCAGCACATCGGTCAGCCAGGTTTCCAGCCGGGGCACGCGGTCCCATTTCAGTTTCTCCAGGTACTCGCGCACCGGGTGAAAGGAATGGTCGTGGGCAACAACGCTGACCGCCTCGATCACATGAGACGCCTTGACCCGCAGGTTGTACTGCTGCGCGAGCCACTTCATCACTCGCATGTCATCAATGTCGGCCCAATCACCGGCACCACCGCCAAAAGGCGCTGACCGCAGCTTGACGATCTTGGAGCTGAACACGCTGTAGCCGATGACACCGGCCCAGCGTTCGTCATTGCCCAGGATCAGCTCGACGTTTTGCATGTGCGCGATCAGGGAGCCGTTCTCGGTGCGTGCAAGCTGGTCCTTCCAACCACCAGCTGCTGGAGGCTTGACCACCGCCAGCACCTGGCGGCGGACAGCCTCCAATCCTTCGGCGATGTGCAGGTCGTTGAAATCGGTCCACTTGTTTTCACGCTCGCCGGAGAAGACGGGGGCGACTACCTGGCCACCGATTATCAGTGCGGCGTTGCTGGCCTTCTCTTCGCCGGGGTTCCAAGGATCGCCGTTGGGGCGTTTGGTCTTCCAGTCATCATCGCGACAGATGATCAGCGGGCAGCCCGGGAAGCGCTCGCGCATAGCCTTGGAGACTGGCAACAGGTTGCCCGCATCGAAGGCGATAGCTACCGTCAGCGAAGTCGCCATGTGCAGGCTGGCGCCCGTGGCGTAGCCCTCACACACCAGCACCGGCTCACCCGGTTCAGGGTGCGGACCGATCAAGTGGAAGGCGCCCTCTTTCGACATGCCGTAAGGCCAGTAGGCCTTGTCACGCCCGGTGTCTTCCTGCTTTGCAGGGAAGATAACCTGCAGACCGACGATCTGGTCGCGAACGTTGCACATAGGCACCAAAAATGCGCCGGTGCGTGGCGCATAGCGAACCTTGAAGCCGACGATCTGCTTTCGATCCAGATAGGCGCTCTTACCCTTCTCGGGCATGCGCTTGAACAGAGCCGCTGCACGGCTGGCCGCTCGACGTGAGGCATTCGCCGCGACCTCGGCAGCCTTGCGCTTGGCCTCTTCCTGGCGAGCGCGCATGACCTCACGCTCTTCAGGGCTCATACGTCCGGCCTTGACCTTGATCTTCTGAGACTCACCGGACCGCCAATCACCGAAGCTGCCGAAGATCAACGTTCCGTTCTTCTCGGTGACATGCTCGTGGACCACGTACCAGCCGTTTTTTTCCTTGCCCTTGTCCTGGGAGGTTTTGCAACGGGTCAGCTTGCCGAACACCAAGGGTTGATCAGGATCCAAGCCGTAATCAGAGAATTGATTGAGTACCTCATCGAGCATGGCGGGCCTTCCTGGCTTCGCCGATGGACTGGCAGGTCACACACTGGGTGCAACCAGGGATCGCAACACGGCGTGCCAACGGGATCGGCGTGTCGCAGCTTTCGCAGAACATGAACGAATGTGCAGCGGTGGCCGTTTTATTCGCATTGCGCGCTGCAAGGGCCTGATCCATCCGCTCTTGCACCAGGTCGTTGGCAAAATCGATAACGTCAGCCACGGTCAGTACCCCGCGTAGTCTGGTTTACGTATGTGGCCCGGTTGAGCATCCCCAACAGCCCCTGAATACCGCGAAACACCTGCAGGCGAATCTCGGCCAGTTCTTGATCGCTGACGACACCGTCGCCAATGCTCTTGGCCCACGTATCCGCCAAATCAGCCACCTGCCGGAAGTACGACGCAATACCTGTGGTGAGGGTCTCGGGCATGTCACTGGTATAGGTTTCAGCCAGCTCCTGCCATGTGGTATCGCCGACCAGGGCATGCACCGCATCAAGAATGCGGCGGTCCTTGGTCAGTTCGAGGATCTCGCCGAACTCCTGGATGTTCACGGTGTGGGACGGATGGGTGGGAGACAGTTTGTGTTGCAGCGTGGTGGCGTTGCGGCCGGTGGTGGCAGCGATTGCAGCGGCACCGCCGGGATAGTCCCGTGCGGCGTGGTACAGGGCTAATTCAAGCGTAAGGACCTCCCTTTGCGCTCGATCAACACAGCTTAAAGCTATTCGGCTCATGGCATTATTCCTACAAGGTTGCCAGTGCCCCGCGACATGCAGTGGTGATACATTTGCCGCGTGGCTTGAAAGGGCCCAAAACGCCGGCTAGATCTCGGGATCGAACCGGCACCGTGCCGAGGCGAACAATCCGTTGTTCACCTCTGGCGCAACAGCTGCCCAATCTGTGGTGGAAAAGGCAGCAACCCAAGACATCCGTGTCTTGGTAGCGCGGTAAAGAGAGGTGGTTTGCATGTGGTGTGCCCGCAACTCTTTATCGCGACCCGACAGCACTGTGGTGGTGTGTGCCGGGAGAAACGGGGCGGCCTACTAGGCCGCCTTTTTTCTATCTAATGCAGCTTTGGCCGTAGAAACGTTTTCAATGACACCGAAATGCTCCAAAACCTCGGCAAGGGACACAAAGCCTTCACTTTCACGAGCCAATGCCTTGATAAGCGAAACGCTTGGGTCTTTGCTTGCATACTTGACGTGAAGGCGAAGATAGCTATCAGCAATGCTGCAACGAATTGCATATGCCTTAAGCGCATCGGGATCCAGACGGTTGATGTAATCGCGCAGTTTCATGGGGCGTACCTCCTGAAGCATCAATTTAACCACTAAGGTTAATTTTTGCAATACCAGAACGGACATTCACCTTAATGGTTAATCGGGACAGAATCTGCTGATGAAAATTTCAGATACCCGTTTGCAAAATTTCCGCAGAGTGATGGCTGAGAAAAAACTACGCCTGACCGACATCGCTGAAATCTTAGGCAAAGCACCGGCACAAGTGAGCGCGTTTGGGGGTAAAAGGCCCACAAAGGGCATAGGCGATCAGATTGCTCGAGAAATTGAGAAGGCCCTGAAGCTACACAGCGGTTACCTCGACATGCCTTACGGGCTTGGAGAATTCAATAACGCCACCGTGCTGAGCCTCACAGGACGTAAATTGCCAGTAATAGGGTCAATCGCCGCCGGCGCATGGTGCGAGTCACAGGGTAGTTTCGACCCTAGAGATGCTGAAGAATGGATCGACGCACCTGGGCCGGTTGGACCACGCGCATTCATCCTTCGCGTTGAAGGTATGAGCATGGAGCCTAAATTTGTCGAGGGAGATAAGATTGTAATCGATCCCTCACTAGAGGCATTACCAGGCCACTTCGTTGCAGCTAAAAGAAGTAGAGATCAGGCAGCTACGCTAAAGCAGTTAAAACAGGAAGGAAGCGAACAATACCTTTATGCACTAAATCCCGACTGGCCTGAGCGTATAATAAAGATGACTGAGGAGTGGAGCATCTGTGGCAGGGCACGATGGAAAATTACAGATCTTTAGTCCACAGAATTTCTATCACTCCATCAAGCGAAACCAGTCCCTAAGTGTTAGCTTTAACCGAACAACCTCATCTTCTGCAAGCGGACTACAGTGAGCAATAGGACCGCGCAGCAAGTTCAAGCTATTCATAACCCTATTAAAAGCTTTTTCACTGTAGAATATATCCGCAAAATGCACCCAATTTTTTCTTACCAGATCGCCTAGTTCTCCAAAAGTAGTGTAATCCAGCTCATCATCAGATCGTTGCGTAAAAGAAGAGTCAAGCTCCCGCTGCATATTATCTTTGACGTTCTTCTTTATAGACTCGGGCACTTCACCCACATCCCACCAATCATTTCCCAACTCAGACTTCATCTTATCTTTAATGAGTGTTCTTATAGAAACCTCTAGACAGTAAAACAACTCATAATGCACCGCCATCTCTTTGGCTTCCAACCTAATATCCATCGTAAACTGCGGATAATAGTCGTCGTCCCTATCACCTGCTCTGTCAAGCTCGTCAGCCCGATGAAGATCTATCTGGAGTCCTTTTTCCACGCCATCAAGTGCACGCTCGACCATCTGATTCGAGAAAGCGAATACTTTTATTTTATCGTCCATATCACTTCCTCAGGAGGTTCTCTCTCAAGCTTCTAAAAATTGCGTTAAATACAGAAACATCATCGGTTTTTGGTAGAACGAGGTTGATGGTATAGGACAATCCCAACCTGACATCCGAAAACCCATCATCATGAGAAATATCAGCCGGCTTTTTATCAATACTAATTAATGGATCTTCCGTTTCTATCGCTTTGAACTCAGCAAAAGCTTTCAAGGCATCAAAAGTGCCCGCTATCGCTTTGACCGTTGGATTACCCTTTTCAAGACCAGTCATTTCAACAATCAACCCCTCAAAGTCAGCCCGACTCAAACTATGAGCATATTCGTTCCGCGCATAAACATCCGAATATGCATTCTTAATGGCTTTTGCCATCGCGGCTTTGGACGTAGAAGAATTTGTATTGCGAAACTGCTTATATAAATCGGTGGGTGTACCGTCGCTGCCTAACAATCCTAATTTTTTAGCAAGAGGGATAAATGCCCTTGCTCCACCACCAGGAAACCCCAACTCGGTGGCTAAATAATCTTGTGTGAATCGGTCGGGGGTAGCAGCTATCTTTATTTTTTCTAGAATCTTCGTAACTGCGGCGGTAGCGTTGACGAATGCCGGATAATTCTTAGCCATAAAAATCCCTTTTTTCTGCTCAACGGATGGTGAGATATCATACCAATATCACCTTTGGGGAGCGTCGTCACCTGTATCGATGGGCGATGGAAACAACCTGCGGGGGTATTTTTATTTGATTAATTAACCTTTATGGTTAATATTGCTTTCACTCTTCCACCACAGAGCGAGGCAAAACTATGCACACCACAGCCACGTTGCACGTCCACCCGGCCGCTGCTAACCCCTTCCGCATCTTCGAGATTCGCCGCCTGGCGCAAGATTGCGGCTGCGCGTTCATCGCATCCAAACCCAAGCTGAAACAGCGCACTGCGCCCGTACCGTTCGATCCGAATGGCGGGGGGCACGCAGCATGAACAAGTTCAAGCTCGACAACCGTACCCTTGCCCTACTGCATGCCCAGGTCAATCTCAGCGAGACCTTCAACCACACGTTGCGCACAACACCACGCCGCGATGTGCTGGCTTTCCGCTTGAAAGTCGAACGTAGCAAAGCGGACACGCACTTCACCGTTGAGCTGGGCGCCGAACGCCACACGCTGACCCTGACCAACAGCAAAAAAATGCACCTCAAACTGGCCGACTTCATCGAAGAAATAGCCAACGGCCCGCTCGACCCCAGCACATCGCCCGAATCACTGCCGGCTCTCCACGCAAACCGTCGCTACGGCACGTTTGATGTTGAACACAAGCAACAAGTGTTCGAGCTGGTACGCACCGGCGGCGCGATCACTCTCGATCTGGGCTTCGAGCAGCCCATTTACCTGGCTGTTCACCGCAACAAAACCCGCTCCGGCGTCACCACCATCATGGGCATCGGCGTGAAGTCGCCGCGCACTAAGTGCTTCACGGTATACGGGACCGACGTCGAGATGTACGGCATGGTCGTCGAATCCATCAACCACTTGGCCGCAGCAGCTACACCTGCCGCGCACGCAGCGTAGGAGGCCGTGATGGAACGTAGCCTCGAAAAAGCCGCCAAGTATTTCGGCATCACCCGTCCCAAGCTGATCGCGCTCATGCGTGAAAAGGGCTTGCTCAACGACCGCAACTTGCCGGCCTTCCCCGTCCGTGACCGTGAGTACCTGAGGATCAAGAACGGCAACTGGTACCACGAGAAGGCCGGAATGCAATACAGCCAATCGACGAAGGTCCGGCAAGCCGGCTTGCCCTGGCTCGCCGAGCAACTGGAACTCGAACTGCCAGCCATCCCGGCAGACAACCGTGACGTGGCCTAGGGAGTACGCCCGGCAGATCGTAGCCATGCGCACACGCGAGGAGCGCAACGCCGCGCTTCTCGAAGTGCCGGAGCATCTGCGGGAGCTGACCAAGCGTCATTGCCTGAATGCTTGGAACCATCCATCACGACTCAAACGCAAGGAGGCCGGGGCCAATGAGCAACACCAGTCAAACACCGCTGCGGCTGCAACCCGCGCCAGATAGCTCGACCGTCGAGATGCTGCATCAACTCTTCGGAGACGTGCTTATCCCACTGGAAAAGCTGCGCGTGCACTACTTCAAGAACCTCAATGAAAAGACATTCATCGAGGCGATCAACGCCGGTCGCATCCAACTGCCGGTGACCACTCTGGACCACAGCGCCAAGGCATTGAGGTACGCCCACATCAAACACGTAGCGGCCCTGATCGACATCCGCGCTTACCGAGCAGATGAAGACATGCCGCGCCCAGAAACCGACTCAACCGAGCAAGGCCAGTAACCCCCAACGGCTGCCACCACCAGCCAACAACACAAGGAGCACACCACATGACTGCAATTCAAATATACGCACTGATCAGCATCGTTATCGCGCTTGGGATCCTCTACTGGGTCTGGTACAAGGGCGGCTTAACGGATGGTCGAGCTGAGGGCTATGAGGATGGCCACGTTCAGGGCTTTATGGAAGGGATGGACCAGGGCGAGTCAGCAAGCGCTTCCGAACTTGAGCAAGTCACCGAACGATGCCGGCGCCTGCAACTTATCCTGGACCTTCAACCACAAGATCGACTCACCCTATTAGCCATAGCCGAAAAGCTGAAGCTTGCGGCTGACACCTTCCGAGCAGTGAGATCCGAGAGCCAGGCAACGCAAGCACTTGCCTTACGTGACAAGGCTCTGGGCATGGCTGCCCTGCAGGATCCATTCACTCTGGAGGATGCAGCATGAACTTCATCCTCACGTTCACCGGTAAGAACTTCAACCTGTACGAGCCAGACGCCGACATGATCGACCCACGGGACATATCGCACTCGTTGGCCCAACTGTGTCGGTTCAATGGCCACACTCGCGAGTTTTACAGCGTGGCACAGCACAGCTGCATCGTCGCCGAGCTGGTGCCGGAAGAACACAAGTTAGCGGCCCTGCTCCACGATGCGACCGAGGCGTACCTGGGCGATATGACCCGGCCACTTAAACAGTGGATGCCCGACTACCGAGGATTTGAGGACGTCGTTTGGGGGCGCATCTGTGAGCGCTTCGACCTGGCCTTAGATCTACCCGCATGCATACACCAGGCTGACCTGATTGCGCTGGCCACCGAGCGCCGCGACCTCATGCCAACCGATCCGGCTATCTGGGATTGCTTGGTCGGCGTCGAGCCCATGGCTGAAACCATTCGTTCATGGCCTGCCGCCGAAGCACGCAACACCTACCACCAGCGCCTGATGGACCAACTCGCCATCGAACATCGGAGGAAAGCGGCATGAAGTTCCACCAGGACAATATCAGCACCCTGCCCGCTTTGCTCCGCACACCCGTGAGTGTCGACACGCTGGAAACAAACAGTTTCTGCTGCGCAGCAGCAGGCAATATTGCCTCTTTCAGCGCCACCGCCGAGGCACTTATACCCCACGAAAAGCTGCGCGGGGCAGCGCTCGCTAATGCAACGCTAAACGCTCAGGAACGCCCGCTCGCGCAGCCTGCCGTGGGGTATACGCGTGCTCCGGGCACTATCGAGTTGCCTCCTAAGGAAAACACACGCCGTAGTTATGGGCGGACAGACCTGATCGGGAGAGCCGCATGATGGAATTCCAAAGCGAAACCCTCGCCGACGAAGAACTTGCGACCATCACCGGATATCAGATCCCGTCCAAACAAATTCTATGGTTGACCGAAAATCGCTGGGAGTTTGTTCTGACAGGCGCTCGCCGCCCGATAGTGGGTCGAGTTTACGCCCGACTGAAACTCGCGGGCGTCAAACCTTCTGGGGTCAACGCCGTAACTGAAACCTGGTCGCTCGACCTAGCGAACGTGAGCTGACTGATGCGCCAGAAAAGCATAGCCAATCGCGACCTTCCGCCACGAATGATACGGCGCACCCGCAAGCGCAAAAGCGGCGCCGTGTGGACCTCGTTCTACTACAACGGCAGGGATGCCGACGGCAACCGGAAAGAAATACCGCTGGGCAGTGATCTGGACGCGGCGAAGGTCGAGTGGGCTCGACTAGAACGCCGCGAACCACTAAAGCCCAATCATCTAATGGGTGCGCTGTTCGACAAGTACGAAAGAAAGATCATCCCGACCAAATCAATACGGACGCAGTCCGACAACCGGAAGGAACTGAAACAGCTACGAAAGGCATTTGAAAACGCGCCTCTTGACTCAATCACTCCCCAGGTGGTCGCCCAGTATCGAGATGCCAGAACCGCCAAGGTCAGGGCCAACCGAGAAATCGCGCTGTTGTCACACATGTTCACGATTGCGCGCGAGTGGGGACTTACCAACAATGCCAACCCTTGCTTCGGCGTACGCCGAAACAAGGAAAAACCCCGGGACTACTATGCCGGCGAAGTGGTTTGGAATGCGGTATATGGAGAGGCCGTGCAGGAACTAAAGGATGCCATGGACCTTGCTTACCTGACCGGCCAGCGCCCTGCTGATGTGCTGAAGGTGGCAACTACCGATCTGGCCAACGGCTTTGTGGGGGTTCGCCAGGGCAAGGGCGGCAAACTTCTGCGTATTCGCCTGGACGATGCCGGCGAACAATCAGCGCTTAGTCTATTCATAGACAACCTGCTCGAACGCAGATCGTTAAATGGGATTAAGACCTCAACGCTTATCACGAACGCGTCCGGCCTTCGGATGAGCCAGCAGATGCTACGCAACCGCTGGGATGAAGCCCGGGATAAAGCAGCCATCAAGGCCGGTGCCGATGGCGATCCCGCCCTGGCTGTACTAATCCGTCAGTTTCAGTTCAAAGACATCCGCCCCAAAGCCGCCAGCGAGATAGAACTTGCGCATGCAAGTCGGCTGCTCGGCCACTCCACTGAGGAGATGACAAAGAAGGTCTATCGACGCGTCGGTGAGATCGTTAACCCCACGAGATAA